CCCGGTCGTCGGCATCGTCGGCGCCAAAGCCCTCCGCAAAGACCTCAACCGGCTCGCCGACGACATCACCAGCCCGCTGTACGCCGCTATGAAACAGGCCGGTCGGGACGCCGCCGAGCCGATCGCGGCCGCCGTCCGCCAGGCTTTACCGCACATCACCGGCACCCTCGCCGGCGACGTGCGGACATCGGGCACCAAAACCGGGGCGGCGGTGCGAATGGGCCGGGCGTCAGTCCCGTACGCGGGCTGGGTCGAGTTCGGCGGCACCCGCAAGAAACCCCATGAATCCGAGCGGCTCTTTGTACGGACAGGCCGCTACATGTTCCCCGCAGCCCGCCCCCTGGCCGAGCAGGCCGCCCGGGCCTACAGCCAGGCGCTCACCGCCCTATTTGAACGGTCCGACCTGTGGACCAACACCACCAGCGACGGGAGCGCCGTGCATGACTAACCGCGACTATCTCGACGAGCCAGTAGAAATCGGAGCGGACGTCCCGTTGCGCCTATCCGCCGAAGGCTTGCGCGCCCTGCACAAAGCGACAGGTCGCAGCTTGACCGAGCTGGTCAGCGACGACGACGACCAGGCCACCCGATTCCAGACGGCAGCGTTCGCCGAGCTGCACCGCCGCGCCGCCCGGGCCGGGCATCTCCCCGACGCCGGCGAATTGTGGGAACGGGCCGGCCTGGTCGAACTCGAGTTCGTGCGCGCGGAGCGTCTCGACCCTTTAGACGCCAAGTCCTCGACAACATCGCCGCCTTCTGCCGCTACTGGCGGATGACCCCCCGTGAGGTCGACGCCCTCGACGACGCCATGTACCTGGCCATGGTCCGGTTCATGCAACGCGAGGCCCGCGAGCTCGAGAAGGCCGCCCGAAGGCGTTAGCTGATGGCCGGCCCGTCAGTCACTGTCAGAGTCCTCGGGGACACTAAAGACTTCTCGAAGTCGGTCAAGGATGTCGGAGCCCAGGCCGAACAGTCGTCGGGCAGGATGCACGCCGCCTTCTCGGGTGTGCTCAACATGCTCAACTCGTCGGGAGTGCTGGGCCCGTTCGGCGAGGCCCTCTCGTCGCTCGACGAAGCGTTCGCGAAGATTTCCGAGAACGGCCATGATGTCGGCGCGGCCATGGTCGGCCTGGGCTCCACGGTCGCCGGGGTCGGTTTCGGCCTATCGGTGCTCGGCTCGAGAGACCAGGCCGCCCGCCAGCAGCTGCAAGCGTCGGTAGAGGCCACCGGCCAGTCCTGGGATGACTACAGCGACGCCGTTGAGAAGGCCATCAAACATAACGAGCGGTTCGGGGATACGGCCGACAAAACCGAGAACGCCTTGCAGATCCTCACCCAGGCCACCGGCTCCCCCAAACAGGCTTTGGGTTTGTTGTCGCTCGCCACCGATTTGGCCGCCGCCAAACATGAGGATCTGACCGAGGCGGCCACCCAGCTGGGCAAAATCTACAACGGCAACACCAAACTGTTGAAACAGTTCGGGATCAACCTGACCAGCAGTGCGGCGGCCACCAAAGCAGCGGACACGGCCACTCGGCGGGCGGCCACCGCCGAAGCGCAACTGGCGACCGCACAGCAGAAACTTGTCGATCTGCAGACCATCGACGCCGCCAAAAAAAAGCTGACGGTCACCGAAACAGTCCGCCTGCACGACGCCCAGCTGAAGGTCATCGCCGACACCAAAAACGTGGCGGCCGCCACCCAGACCGCTAACACGGCCCAGGCGGCGGCGGCGGCGGCCACCAAAAACCAGGCGTCGGCGTTCGATCAGCTCGGCCAGAAGGTCGCCGGTCAGGCAATCGCCAAGACCGACACGTTCAATGGGAGAGTCAAAGCGCTCACCACCAGTCTCGAGGATCAGGCTGCCGCGCTCGGCAACAAATACGGTCCCGCCTTGCAGGTCGCCGGCCAGGGCGTGGCCGTCCTCGGCGCCGCCTGGAAAGGCGCCAAAGCCGTGATCGACAAAACGAAAGCGTCGCTCGAAGCGTCCACCACCGCCGGCGAGGAAGGCGGCAAAAAGGTTGGCATATTCACGAAAGCGATCAAAGCAATTATCCCCGCCACCGAGGCCGCCGGCACCTCCGTTCTCGTTTTCGGGGGGATAGTCACGGCTGTCATCCTGGGTGCCGTCGCCTACGGCTATCTCCTGTACCGGAACTGGGGGATCGTCTGGCCGCAGCTCAAGCAGTGGGCGAAAGACGTCTTCGACTTCATCCACTACAGCTGGAACAACCTGATCGGCGACCTCAAAGCCGTCCCCGGCCAGATCGCCAGCATCGCCGTTCACATGTGGGACGGGATTGCCAACGCTTTCGTCGACGTCATCAATTTTATTATCCACACCTGGAACAGCCTGCAGTTCACACTCCCGGCCATTCACGGCCCGTTCGGTATCAGCTTCGGCGGCGAAACCATCGGCGTGCCGACCATCGCCGACGTCCCCCACCTGGCCCAGGGCGGGCTGATCACCCGCGACGGGCTCGTCTACGCCCACGCCGGCGAAGCCATAACCCCCGCCCCGGGCCGTACCGGTCCGGCGGTGGTCATCAACGACGCCCATTTCTCGTCCGGCGTCGACGTGGAACTGTTCATGCGCCGAGCCGCCTGGGTCGTCCAAACCCAGGGGGTATGAACCGTGCCCACTTGTGTGCGTACCGCCTGGCTCGACCTGAACGGAGCCACCCTGCTCCTCGAGGACCCGACCGCCGGCTATTTCTGCTCGATGCTCGACCTCGGCTACCCGACCCCCCGCGACGTCCTCACCAACAACCCCGACCAGAACGGTGCCGTCGACCGCACCCGGTATTTCGGGATCCGCACCGTCACCATCCAGATCGAAGCCCTGGCCGGCGCCGGCGCCCGCATCGATCAGGTCGCCGGCGCCTTCGGCCCGTACCTCGACCCGGCCGCGCGTCCGGTCCTGCACTACGTCCTCGACCGGGGTACGAACCCGGAGCGGGTCATTACCCTGCGGGCCGCCGCATTCACCTGGCCGATCGCCGGCCCGTACCAGCGGTCCATGCAGTTGCAGTTCGTGGCCGCCGACCCGGTCGCCTACGACCCGACGGTGCGGACCGTGACGTCCCCCGCGGGCCTCGGCGTCGCCACCCTGGCCCCGGCCGGCGACCTGGCCGCCCGGCCCGTGTTCACTATCACCGGGCCGGTGACCGCCCCCATCCTCACCATGGTTCCCGCCCCCAGCTATCTCACCTGGTATCTGGCCTTCCTGTCGACCTTCACCGTCGCCGCCGGCCACCACATCGACATCGACACGGCGGCGCGGACGGTGCTGCTCGACTCCGACCCGGCCAAACCCCGCCTGAGCTCGATGGACTGGACGCTCTCGTCGTGGCAGTCGATACCGCCTGCGCCGTCCACCACCAACATGAACCTGGGCGGCACATCGACGACGGGCGCCAGCAAAGTGGTCGCCACCTGGAACGACGGCTACCTCACCTAAAGGAGATGTATGGCTGACAATGTTTCGACCGGGGTGGCCAACAGCATCCTCGACGCCATGCTCAACGGGAACAGCTTCGGCGGGTTTTTCGGCACCTACGCCCAGCTGCACAACGGCGCCCCCGGCCCGGCCGGCACCGCCAACGTGGCGAACAGCGGCACCCGCCAGGCGGCCGGCACCTTCTCCGCCCCCGCCGGCGGCGCCTCCCACAACGCCGCGGCGATCAACTGGACCGCCGTGACGGCGAACGAAACCTACACCCACGTCTCGTTGTGGTCGAACAGTACGGGCGGCACGTTCATCGCCTCCGGGTCGATAACCGCCGGCCCCATCCTGATCGGCCAAAACTTTCAGATCCCCGCCTCCGGCATGAGCGTCTCTCTGCCCGTCGCTTCCTGAGCCAGATTTATGGGCGCTGTCTTCGTTTCGGGTTCGGCCAACGCCCCCAACAGCCAGGTCTACACCAACACAGTCGGCGCTCCCGGCGGGCTGACACCCGGCAACATCCTGCTGGCGTTCTGCGGCTGGCTTAGCGGCAACGGCTACAACCCCAACCCGGTCACCTCGCCCGGCTGGTCGTTCGTGGACAGCATCGGCGTCGACCTGTCATCGGTGTCGAACTCTACGGTCGGGATGACTCTGCTGACCAAAACCGTCAGCGCCAGCGAACCCGGCACCTACACGTTCACCTACAGCACCGTCGGCTTTCCGCCCGCCACGACGATAGCAATCGTCCAATACACGCCCGCCGCCATCGACGGGTTCATCGGCAACTACCTGAATCCCACCTCGAGCGGCGGCGGCAGCAACGGATGGAACACTGTCGCTTTCACGGCCGGCGACCCCGCCGACACCGTCGTCATCGGCCTGGCCGGCATCGGCCTGTCCGACCCCACGACCACCACAACCATCCCGACCGGCTACACCCAGCAATACCGGGCCAGCGCGGCCGGCGCCGCCCACGCCGTGATGTTCTCATTCGACGCCCCCGCCGCCGGCACCGCCGTGGCGGGGGTGGGCGGACTGTGGATCGGCGGCGGCGGCGCCCTCGGCTACTTCGCTGACTATGCCGTCGCATTGAAAGGCACCACGGCGGGCGTCACCGTCACCGGCACCGCCAGCCTGGCGGTCGGCCCGGTCGTCGTCGAGGTCGGCTCGGGCGGCTCGTCCGGTTTTCCGCCCATCATCGGCGTGCCCACCGTCACCGGCGCCGCCGTCCTCAACATCGGGCCGCTCGTCACGGTGTCCACGTCGCGCAGCGGCGGGATCACCACCATGGTCGCCGTCCGGGTCGGCCCGGTCGGCGTCGCCGCCCTCGGCGGGCGGATCGGGCCGGGCGCCTGGCCGGTCCCCGAATACCGGAGCCGCTGGCGGCTCACCTTGCACACCCGGGCGTTCTCGCCGAAAACTCTGGCGCAGACCCTGATCGCCGAGCTGGTCGACGCCCGCGGCCGCCGCCTCGACCAGGTCTGGAACACCCCCGCCGCCCTGACGTTCACCCTCGACGGCCGCTCCCAGTCCGCCGGCCTCGTCCAAGAACTCTTGCACGATGTGGTGGCCTGGCGCTGGGACGACCAGGTCGGCAGCGATATCCCCGTGTTCCGGGGGCCGATCACCCAGTCCGAGGACCAGATCACCACCGAAGCCCACACCGTCACCTACACCTGCCACGACTACGCCGCCGTCCTCGGGCGCCGGCTCGTCACCGCCACCTATTCGGTCACCGGCCGCGACCAGGACCTCATCGTCGGCGACCTTCTCGGCCTGGCCAGCTCGGCGTCCACCTCGTCGGGCACCTCGCTGACCCCGGCGTCGTTCCTGCCTGTCAGCCTGCTCGCCGTCACCCCCGCCGGCGTGCTGCGCGGCCTGTCCGGCCAGCTCCGCAACCGCACCTACTACGGCTCCCAGAACATCGGCACCGCCATCGACGACCTGTCCAAAGTCGCCAACGGCTACGACTACGACGTGATCCCGTCCGCCGTCGACGACCACGACAGCCTGCGCGTCTTCTACCCCCAGCAAGGCGTGACCCGCACCGGCATCGCCCTCCAGTACGGGTCGACCGTCGCCACCCTCACCCGCTCGATCAACTCCGCCGACTACGCCAACTACGTCCGCGTGCTGGGCAACAACACCTCGGCCAGCCCCACCCCCCAGCTGTACTCCGAAGCCTGGGATACCACCGCCCACTCGATCAGCACCACCCCCGTCGGCCTGTGGATGACTGCCGACGACAACGCCTCCGACACCGTCCAATCCGCCCTCGACGACAAAGCCGCCGGCGACCTCAACTACGACGCCATCCTCGACCCCGCCTACACACTCACCATGACCCCCGACGCCTACACCTGGGGCAACCCCAACATGGGCGACATCGTCCCGCTGATCGTCAACTCCGGCCGCCTCAATGTCAACACTTCGGTGCGGGTGCTCGGTATCAGTTACGACATCGGCGACGACGGCCAGGAGGACGTCATCCTCACCGTCACCCGCCCCCAAACCAGCCTGGCCAAGATTTTCCGTAAATCCGACCGCGACGTCAAAGCCCTGGCCCGCAGATAGGAGCCCATCCGTGACCAGCCCCGACCCGTGGCCCGAACCGCAACCCGACCCCGACGAAGAACCCGACGAGGACTGGGCGAAAGACGATGGCCCTGAAGCGAGTTAGCATCCCGTCGCCCAACTACAGCTCCCGGGGCGGGGCGACGGTGACCACCATCGTGCTCCATACGGCAGAGGGGGCGACCGACTATCAGAGCCTGGGTTCCTTTTTCGCCAACCCGGCCTCCGGTGTTAGCTCGCATGTCGGCATCGACGACACGCCCAACACCGTCGGCGAGTTCGTGCCCCGCTCGGGCAAAGCGTGGACGGCCGCGAATGCCAACCCGTGGTCCGTGCAGGCCGAGCTGTGCGCCTTCGCCGACTGGGACAGCGCCACCTGGAACAGCCACCAGGAGATGCTCCACAACACGGCCCGCTGGATCGCCGAAGAGGCCGCCTACTTCGACATACCCATCGTCGGCCTGACGGCCGCCCAGGCCCAGGACCCGAATACCAGAGGTGTCTGCCAGCACAACGATCTGGGCTCGATGGGCGGCGGGCACTGGGACTGCGGTCCGAGCTTTCCGATGGCGCAGGTCCTCGAGCTGGCGGGCGGCAGCGTCCCCGCCCCGGCTCCCTCACCTCCTCCCGCACCTGGGCCCACGCCGGGCGCTGCGCCCCCCTTTCCGTACCCGGCCGCCGACTACCTCGGCCAGCCGTCCCCCGACCCACACTGCCATTCCGGCTACTACGGCGGCGTGGATCAGCAGAACGTCCGGACGTGGCAAGCTCAGATGATTACCCGCGGGTGGGATCTCGGCTCGAGCGGTGCAGATGGCATGTTTGGGCCAACCAGTTCACAGGTGGCATCACAATTCCAGGCCGAGAAATCCCTCAGCAGCGTCGACGGCCTGGTCGGCCCGGAGACCTGGGCGGCAACGTGGACGGCCGCGATCTCGTAGAACCGGCCGCCCTCGGGTTTCGTATCGCGGCGTTCGCCCTCGGAGTCGCCGTTATCGTCGATGCCCTGGTGTCGCCGGCCAGCGCCATCCAGTGGGTGGCCGGACTGGTGCTGCTGGGTATCGTCCCGCCCGACAGTGCCATACGGGCCGCGGTCGACCGCCGCCGGGGCCGCGGTCGGGCGGCCGACCGTGAACCATGACCGCCGGGTCACGATCCTGCTGATCTGGGCGGCGATTGCGGCCGGATCGGCCGCCGCCGGCGAACTCATCTACCTGCTGTTGCGGTGGGCGGGGCTGGCGGCGTTTTGGCCGCGTTTTGGCCGCGGGCCAAAGGGCCCCCTACGGGGCTGAGCGTGGCTCAACGGCGCTCCACGACGACCACCGGGAGTGATCGACCGCTGGTCAGACGGCATATCCGCTGGTCACGGTGGGTGGCCGACGGGGGCCCTGTCAGAATCCCGCCTACAGGCCGGCTCACCGTCATCCACCCCCTCTGACCAGCATATTCCTGATAACTAAACCGCTCCCAGGCCCGTTTTGGCCGCGTTTTGGCCGCGCACCGCTATACACCGAAATAATCGAGGTGGCATTTAGCGCCACTTCTCACCGGCCCCGCGGCCACCACGCCAACAGCGCGGTTATCACCGCCCCGCACGCGCACGCCAGAAACAGCACCGCAAACCAGCTCATCGGGCCCGGGACCGCCGGGCCGCGATGGAGGCCGCCACGGCGTCGCGGGTGCGGTCCTCGGCCCGGTCCAGCAGATCCCCGTAGCGCTGGGTGACCTCCACGCTGGAATGCCCCAGCCGCCGACCGATCTCGCGCTCGGAGCTGCCGGCATCGATGAGCACCGACGCGTAGTAGTGGCGCAGATCGTGAAACCGGGTCCCGGCCGGCAACCCAGCCCGGGCCACAGCGCGCGCCCACACGTCCTGCACCAGGTTGCGAGTGATCGGCCCCCCCTTCGAGGTGGCAAACACCAGCAGCTCCTCCCCGCCTGACACCCGGTCGGCCACCGCGGCGCGCGCCGGGTAGGCGGCCAGGTGGGCGGCGAGCGAATCGGCCACGCTGTCGGGGATCGGCACCCGGCGCACCTTCTCGCCCTTCGGCAGCTTCAGGAACGGACGTTGGCCTGGCAAGGTGAGCAGCTGGCGCTCCACCGGCAAGATGCGGTCACGTAATGTCCGCAATCCCACCCGGCACAACGCCAGCCCGAACACTTCGCCCTGGCGCAGCCCGGCGTCGGCGCCGAGGATGGCGGCGGTGCGATACCAGGCCGGCAGCGCCGCGATGGCCGCCTCCACCTGATCGCCCTCGAGAGGATGCACGGTCCGTTTCGGGGCCGGCGGCGGGGCCAGCCCGGTGGTCGGGTTGACGGCCAGCAACCGCACCCGCACCGCGTAGCCGAAGACGCCCGTCACCCACGCCCACACCCGTTCCACGGTGGCCGGCGCCAGCGCCTCGTCGAGGGCCCGCAGCAGCGACGTCAACTGCGCCTCGCCGACCTGGCCGATCCGGTAGCGGCCCAGCCGGGGCAGCACCCAGTTCTTGAGGTCGCCGTCGCGCGTCGGCACCGTGCCGGGACCGTGGCGGACCGACTGCTTCCACAGCTCGACCACTTCCGGTAGCGGGGTGCGCGGCCCGGCCGGATCCACGAACAGCCCCATGCGTCGGTCATGTTCGACCTTGATGGCGAAGTCGTCGGCCAGCTTGCGCCGGTCGAACCATTTGGACGTTTCGTTGCCGTCGGGGCGGCGGTAACGGACCCGCCAGTGCGGCCCTCTGGGTCCGTCGACACGCTTTACACTGGCCATGTCACTCCTCCATGCAAGGTTGTGGCCGTGCCCCGGGTCGGACTAGCCGTCGACGCCGGGGCCTTTCTGTGCACAAAGGTACAACCTGTGGGCGCGCGTAGTTACATCACGGCGGAGGGCGGCGCAACTGGTCCCGCAGCCGGTCCAGGGCGTCCATGACGGCGTTGTGATAGGCGCGCATCTCGCCGCGCAACTGCGACAGCTCCGACAGGATGCGCACCTCGAGGGCGTCGACCGCCGCGGCTACGTCCACCGCCCCTACGCCGGCCTGGGCCGCCTGCACCTGCTGACGCTCGGCGTCGGACAAGGCCAGGGCGTCGGCCAGCCTCTCGAAAACCTCGTCGGTGAGGCGCCGCTCGCCGCGTTCGACCTTGCCGATCTGGCTGACCGACACGGGCCGACCCCGCTGGCGGGTCAGGGCGGCGAGCTCGGGGATATGCAATTCGCGGGCGCGGCGAAATCTTTTTAATACCTCACCGGCGCTCGCCATCCACAAAGTTTCGCCCCTAAGCCAGTCACAGGAGAAACCTGTGGCGGTTTCTGTGTCCCTCTAGCCACGTCTACGGGTGAGACTAGTCCATCTATCCACACGATTAGGGCCTCTTACGGCCCTCTTGACACGTCTATCCACGTTGCCGTACAACGGATGTGCACCTAGCGGGGGCGCCACCCCTCCGAGAGTGAGCGGACGACGGACCGGGAGGCCGGCATGGCAGCCACCAATCAACAATCCCGCTACTTGAGCGCCGAGGAGGCCGCCCTCGAATACGGCTTCCGCAACGCTGAGCGACTGCGCCGGGCCGCCACCCAGCCGGGCGGCCCGCCATCGATGAAGATCGGCCGTCTCATCCGGTTTGACCGGGAAGAGATGGACGCCTGGATGCAATCGCAGCACCGGTGACCGGCTCGCCCTCTGGGGCGGCCCCGGAGAGGGGAAGTTCGTATTCCGGGGCCGCCCCGTCCTCGCTGCTGCGCGAAACCGAAGACGGATTCCAGGCGTGGATCATCCAGCTGGCCCACCTGTGTGGCTGGGACATCTACCACACCCACGACAGCCGCCATTCGGCGGCCGGCTTCCCCGATCTGGTGCTGGTCCGCCCGCCCCGGGTGCTCTTCGCCGAGGTCAAGGCCGAGACCGGCAAAGTGTCGCCGGCGCAGCGGCGCTGGCTCAACTGGCTGACGGATTGCCCCGGCGTCGAAACCTACCTGTGGTGGCCCGCCGACCGGGCCCACATCGAGCGGGTGCTGGCCCGGTGAGTTACGCCCACATCTTCGCCGCCCGCGATCTCGACGCCGACCTGGACCCCAGAGCCCGCCACATTCTCCTCGCCCTGGCCACCTTCACCGACGCCGACGGCATCACCTGGGTGGGATCAGAACGGCTCGGCGCCGCCACCGGCTACCACCCGGTGACGGTACGGAAGATCCTGGGCACCCGACGCCCTCGAGGCTTGAAGATCACCCGCCGTCACGGCATGCCCTCCCTGTTCGACCTCTCCGGGTTATCCACAACCTGTAGCGCGGACGGCAGAGGTTGTAGCGAAAACGGGGGGGTTGTAGCGCCTGGCGCTACAGGGGTTGTAGCCGCTGCGCTACAGGAACAGAACAGGAACAGATCAATTAGAACAGCCGCCCCGCGCGCCCAAAACGTCTACCGGGACGCCCAGGGCTACGTCTACGTCACCGACGACCAGTTGAGCATGGAGGTGTGACGGTGGGTTACGAATGGGACGACATCGACCGCCGGCTCATCTGGCGTGACCCGCCGTGGTGGCGCCGATGGTGGCTGCGCCTGCTCTACGGCAACGGCCGGGCGTCCTGATGGTCGCCCCCTGGCCGCCGCCTGCCGGTCCGCCGCCCACCTTCGTGCTCGACGACGCCGACATCCACGGCATCCCCACCGTGGCTCACTGCGACATCTGTGGCGGGGTATGGGAACGGCCGCCCGGCGACTCCCGGGCCGACACCCTCATCAACTACGCCCTCGAGCATCGCGACGCCCACGGCCAAGCGCCGCTGTTCCCGCTATGCGCCTCCTGCGGCCGGGCCATCGTCGGCGCCGATGCCACCCGGACCATGTGCAAGACATGCCGGGCCCGGGACGAACCATCCCCCGACTACTACGACAACCTGCCCGAAGCGCGCAGCTACGACCCCGAAATCCAGCCCGCCAGCTACGAAAACCCGGCCCGGTGATTCCGCATAACCACACTTATCGGGACGAGGGAAGTACATGAAACCTCGCAAGGGCACGGCCCCGACTGTTGACTGTCCGGTGTGTGGCGCGGCCGTAGGGGAACGGTGTCGCGGCAACCGCGGGCCAGTGGATTACCACTACGGCCGCCGCGAACTAGCGCAGCGTCAGACCACGCCTGTCACCGATAAGCACCGTTATCGGTTTGAGCAGGATGACACGACATGACTGGGATGTGTCCCCATTGCGGTGCGATCGTGCGAATAGGACACACGCTCACCGTTCGCCACCTAGCCAAAGGCGAACCGTGCCCTGGCTCGCGCCAGAACCCGCGCAACCCGGAGTCCGACGCACGCCCGTTGTGGAATGGAGAGCGCAATCCGCACTTCCATTATCCGAAACAGTGTGACGGCATCCCCGACACTCTCCCCGGCTATGTCGCGCAGTGTGGTCGCACCGATCCTCATCCCCCTCACCGTTTAACACGGAAACACACCTTATGACGCCGTATTACCGCGACGAGGTTGTAACGATCTACCACGACGACTGTTTGGATGTCATCGCTGACATGGACGACCGAATCGACGCGGTAGTAACTGATCCGCCGTTCTCGTCTGGCACCCGCCATGAAGCTGCCAAGTCGAGCAGCGGTGCCATGCTGAGGGCTGGACGATTCAGCGCGCGCCCACTCGACCTCGACCAGATGACCACGACCGGGTTCGTCTGGCTGTTGCGGGCCGTCGCTAGGGGCGTCTACCCGCTACTGACGGACGGCGGGTCGTTTCTATCGTTCATCGACTGGCGACAGTGGCCAAACCTCGTCGGTGCCGTCGAAACAGCTAACCTCCGAGTGCAAGGCATGATCGTGTGGGATAAAACCCACTTCGGGCTCGGCAACGGATTCCGGTCCCAGCATGAACTGATCTGCCACGCATCGAAGGGCGTCCCGAAGGTCTACGACAAGGGCGTCGGCAACGTGATCCGGCATCCCCGCCAAGAGCCCGACGACCATCCGAGCCCGAAACCGGTGGCTGTCATGGACCGTCTGATTTCTGTCACCACACCACCGGACGGCCTGGTCCTCGACCCGTTCATGGGGTCGGGCACAACCCTCTACTCGGCCAAAGCACTTGGCCGGCGCTCCATCGGCATTGAGACCAACGAGGAGTACTGCGAAGTGGCTGCGAAGCGGCTGGCGCAGGAAGTGCTCGAGTTGGGAGCGGTCTCGTGACCACCTATAGATGCCACCGGTGCCAAGGTGCGGTGATCGGAACCGATTGGCTTTGTCAGCGGTGTGAAATCGAGGCCCAACAGCAGGATCCCGCCCGAACACATCCGGACTCCCTGGCGGTTGTCGCCCTCTGCCTTACGGAGTACACCTCCAACGAGTCGGCACGGTTCACTGTGAGATGTGTTCGTGACGCGGGTCACAGTGGCATGCACCGTGGTACCGCGGTGATCGAGTTCTCCGGCGTAACGCTGCCTATTACCGATAATCCGCATTATGGGCCGGAGGAAATGACATGACATCCGCCACCTCGAAGGAGTGCCAGGTGTGCCGGGAGAAGCCCGCCACCGCCGAGGGCGTCTTCATGTTCGGTCGCACCGTCGACGCCCTGGTCGCCGCCTCGGTCCGCTACAGCGGCGACCTCGAGGCCTGGCCGTCGGTGTGGCTGTGCGACGAATGCATCGAGACCACCGAGCCGGCGTTCGCCGCCCTCGACGAACTGCCCGCTGGCGATCTGGTCGGGATCACCACGCCGCTATTGGTGACGATCTGCCGCCTCGCGGCTGGAAGATTGAAGCCCCCGACGTCCGCCTGGCAGCCTGACGCCAACTACCACGATGGGGATTGTCCGACCTGCGGCAACGAGCCTGGGCAGCAACGCTGCCGTATGCGAAACCTGCGCCGATCATGACTCTTAACCCCGAGATGGAAGCACTCGACCGGCTCGCTGACGCTGAACTACGTCGACGGCTCGCGCCGCCATACCAGCCTGACTGGTCGCTGATCGTCTGCCGGGAGTGTGGCCGCCGAATACATGATGACGCCGGCCGGATCATTCACCGCTGGTGGTGGGACTGGTGGCCGTGGTGACCCCGAACGCCGACTCTGGGCGCGTTATCGAGCGGGCTGGTCTGTCACACCTTCTCGGCGATTCGCGCGGTACTCCGCGCGGTAGGCCGTCTCAGCGGCGCGGCACTCATCACACCGGCAACCCTTGCGATACCGGGCGCGGCTGCCGTGAATCTCCGCGAACCACGCATCCCTGTCAGCCCCGCGGGTTGGTCGATATGCCATATAGGTGTGACAGCCTACCCGACCGCCGGCGAGTGTGTCACACCTTATGCAACATCGCCCGTAGAGGTTCTACAACGAATGTTGCGTCCTCTAACGACATTCGGGGGCATGATCGTGTCCCGTAGTCGATCCGTGGGAAAATGTCAACTATGCAGTTGGAGCTACCCCGCTCAAGGCAAGGCCACGGGTCGCGGGCCTGCTATGTCCAGGGTTGCCGCCACCCGGACTGCTGCGATGCCAATCGGCTCTACCAGCGGGCTTACCGGGACGGGCTGCGCGGAACCCACGACAACCGGCTGGGCCCATTCCGGGTCATCTATACCAGACATCGGAAGCTGTCCGGCAGTGACGATCGGCAGGAGCCGCTGAATGGATGACACCCAAACCATCGTGCTGCTGATCGAAGTGGGAGTGATCGCGCTGGCCGCACTGCTGCGCATCCTCGGCCAGCGCGGATGACCAGGCTGGGTCGCGATCCACGCCTGTCGAGCCCGGAATGGCGCAGGCTGCGTACCTGGATCCTCGACCGTGACCACGGCCTATGTCAGATCAAGGCTGAAGGATGCACCCGCTACGCCACCTGCGTCGACCACATCGTGGCCCGCGCCGACGGCGGCGACTGCTGGCAGCCGACCAACCTGCGCGCCGCCTGTCGCGCGTGTAACAGCAGGGATGGTGCGCTGCGGACGAACAGCCGGCGGGTGGCCCGCTACCGGACGACGCTCGCTGACTATGACACCCGCATGTGACGAACCCGGGGGGGTGGGTCGATTTTTTGGTGGCGCCAGCCCGCGCATCCCGCACACAGCCGTTTTTTGTGTCCTACGCATCGAATACGGCCGGGTTCGGGCGGGGTTGTGAGTGAACGCCGCTCGTACCAGCGGAAAAAGGGCCGGGTCGAGACGGGCCTGGACGCCGACCTTCTGGAGCGCTCCGACATCAAGAAAAGCGAGCGGGCCGCCCTGCGGGCCGGCGCCCGGGCGGTCGAC